GGCGTGAAACTAACTTAATGATGAAAGGAAGTCAAAAATGAACAAGAAGAAGCCACGTAGTTTATATGAAGCAAGAATATTAGGCAGCTTGTTAGTATTCTTCATACTAGGACTAGTAATAAAGAACAGCATGCCACTTAACTATTTACTTTTAATACTTGGACCTATTATTGAAATTTGGTTTATGAAATATGATGATGCTAAATATCAAGAAAATTTAAATAAAATTGAAAAGGATGTGTATTAATTGAATAGAAAAATCAGAAGTCTAATCAAAGAATTGGGTAATGAATGTGAAAAAGAAAAAATTTCATTGTTATGTACTGTCAGTGATGAAGGTGAAGCAATAAGCAGTATTCAGGGCAATTTTGAAGATGTAGCTTTTTGTATGGCTATACAAGAACAAAAGTTAAGCGAAGTATTACCTATATCAGTTGAAAAAGTTAGACAATCAGCAGTATCAGCATTAAAAGAAGCAAGGTCTGATAGTCAACAACATACATTTGTAATCGAAAATGCAGAAGATTTACAAGATATATTAAACAGAATTGCTTCAGGTGAGTTTGATGAATAAAAAAATGCCCAATCGTTTGCAGACGATTTAGGCACTAACAAAAATATACTAGGAAAATTATAACATAAATTTGGAGGGAGTTAAATGCAAAAAAACAACAATAAGCTAACCATGTCAGCCCGATTCGGTGAATGGTACAAAGAGGCGACTGAAAATTGTGCAGAACGGGAATTATACGCAACGTCGTTAATTGCACGTATGGATTGGTTAGTTGATCCAAAAAGTGGAAATAACAGTAGATATGACTTAACAACAGAACTGAATAAAAATCATAGTAGCGCCTGGTACGATGTTGCCACTGAAATTTGTAACAAACGCAAAGAAACAGTTATACGAGCACTCTTAGAAGACAACATTGAAATTGAAAATGTTTTTAATTAAGGGAGGGATCACAATGAACTTTCAAGAAGCAAATGCATTAGATAAATACTTAACCACTCCACCAGAAGAGTTTTATGAGGAAGAAATAGATGAAACAGCAGATTACGACAAGGATAGTATGGGAGAAACCATCGCCCAAGAAGATGGTGTATTTGAAATATTGTATACAGTAACTACTGTTATGAGTAATAGATGTCTCAAAATTAAAACAGAGAAAGCAATTGACACTCAACAAGATATTGTTGACTTTATTGAGGAAATTGGGGAAGAAAAAATAACATCTATAAAATTTGTAGGACTAGGAGAAAAGTATTTAGAAATTGGAGGAAATTATAATGGGGAATGAATTAATAGTAAGTGTTCAAAATAGAATTCAGGAAATGCAACATGGTGAAGGATTGAGATTACCCACAGGGTATTCGGTAGGAAATGCTTTAAACTCAGCATATCTAATTCTTAGCGATAATTCTAAAGGAAAATCATTATTGGAAAAATGTCACCCTACATCAGTGTCAAAAGCTTTACTAAATATGGCAATACAAGGACTTAGCCCAGCAAAGAATCAATGCTACTTTGTTCCCTACGGGGATCAATGTACATTGATGAGATCATACTTCGGATCAGTAAGCATATTGGAACGACTTTCTAATGTAAAAAAAGTACATGCTGAAGTAATCTTCGAAGGAGATGAATTTGAGATAGGATCGGAGGATGGTAGAACCGTCGTTACAAACTTCAAACCTAGTTTTCTGAACAGAGATAACCCAATTATTGGGGCATTTGCTTGGGTAGAGCAAACAGACGGAATCAAAGTTTACACAATCATGACAAAAAAAGAAATAGATAAATCATGGAGTAAAGCTAAAACAAAAAATGTGCAAAATGATTATCCGCAAGAGATGGCCAAACGCACAGTTTTATCAAGAGCAGCAAAAATGTTTATCAATTCAAGTAGTGACAATGATTTACTCGTAAAGGCTATTAATGAAACAACAGAAGATGAATACGATAATAATCAGCCACGCAAAGATATTACACCTAATCCACCAAATATTGAAAAGCTTGAGAAATCAATTTTTAATCAAGATGAAAATAAAAAAATTGCTCAAGATATGATTGATTCCATTGATTTAAATCAAGCTGACAAAGATCTACAAGAAGAGCTAAATATTGAATTTCCTGATCCTAGCAAAAACTATTTAGCTACTGGGGAGGTAAATGGAGATGTTGAAAACGAAGACGGCCCTTACCCTTTCTGATAAAAATTATTATTCAACTGAAGCTGACTGGCATTATATGTCGGTCAGCCAATATAAAAATTTTAATGAATGCGAAGCAGCCACAATGGCTAGATTAAAAAAAATTTGGTTACCCTGTTCAGATCCAAAAGCATTGCTTGTTGGTAATTATGTTCATTCTTACTTTGAATCATCAAAAATTCATGATCTATTCAAAAAGGAAAACAAAGACAAAATGTTTTCTAGTAGAAAACCATATGGGCTTCTAAAAGATTTCCAAATAGCTGAACAAATGATTCAACGACTAAAAGAAGAACCTGCTTTTATGAATTTATATAAAGGGGAAAAAGAAGTAATTGTTACAGGGCAAATTGAAAATGTAAATTGGAAAGGGAAAATCGATTGTCTAAATTTAGAGGATGGTTATTTTGTTGATATAAAAACAACAAAAGATATTCATGAACGTAAATGGAATGATAGCTACGCGGAGCGTTGTACATTCATTGAAAACTATGGATATGTACTTCAAATGGCAGTTTATAAAGAATTGCTTAGTCAAAAGTATAATAGGGAATTTGTACCAATTATAGCCGCTGTTTCAAAGCAGACTCCTTCTGAAGTAAAGCTAATTACCCTAGATGAAGACAAGATGCATTTTGAAATGATCCAATTAAAAGAAAATATTGAACATATTATTAAAGTAAAAAATGGCGAAGAAAAACCAACACTGTGTGGTAGGTGTGAATATTGCAGAGGGCAACAACGAATTACTCACTTTACTAATATGAATGATTTATAGGAGGGAGGCAGATATGGCAAGACCTTTAAAACAAGGAATTGACTACTTTCCGCTTTCTGTAGATTTTTTAAGAGATATAAAGGTTCGTAAAATCAAACGTGCGTGTGGACCTTACACTGTCGAAATACTACTTTGCCTGCTGGGTAATATTTATCGGGAAACTGGTTATTACATCGGGTGGGATGAAGATACGATGTTCTTAGTTGCTGACGAAGTTGGGGCGAAAGAGGGTCTAGTTGAAGAGACGGTAAATAAGGCCGTTCAAGTTGGATTTTTTAATCAAGAGAAGTTCAATGAGTATAAAATTTTGACTTCTAACGGAATACAAAAAAGATATCTCGAAGCCACTAAAAAAAGGAAAGAAGTAGTTATTTCCGACATTTACTTAGTTAATGACACCATAAAGGATGAAGAAACCCTAGTTAATGGTGTCGATAATGAACAAAGTAAAGTAAATAAAAGTAAAGTAGATAAAAGTAAAGTAAATAAAAACAATAAAGAAAAACCTGCCGTTCAGTTGTCGTCTGAAAAGGATTTTTTGGAGAATCCTTTAGGAGACAAAAAAACAGCGGAGCTAATCGCTTATTATTCAAAAAATGTTAGTCTTGCTACTCCTGTAAATATGACAAATCTTGCATATGATTTGAAAGACTTTAATGGCGATCTGGATTTACTAAAAGAAGCGATAAACATTTGTTCAAGCAATGTAAAAACATATGCTTATTTTGCTGGAATATTAAAACAGTGGCGAGCTAACGGAATTAATACTCATGCAGATTTTTTGAAGAAAGTAAATAAAAAATCAAAGCAAAAAAATAAACGAGATAGTGAACCACCGCTAAATGATTATTCAGGATTGTTTTAAGGAGGAATAGCTAATGATGAATACTAAAGTTGCATTAAAGCAATTAATGGCTACACATTTTATTACAGTTGATGTCCCTTGTCCTGAATGCGGAGGAGCAATGACAGCATGGAAAGAACCAACTCCAGATACTCCACCAAGATGTCCTCCCGTATGTATGGAATGTGGCTATCGTTCAGTGAAGAAAAAAGAAGCAACCACTGCTAAGAACCTTTATGAATCTAGTCTGATAAAAAAGGCAAAAGACTATTTTTTAAACGGATCTGTATTAACGGATAGAAAATCACTGCATAAAAAAATTAGTAATTATTATCCAAGCAACCAAGAATCAACCAAAGCTAAAAATATTAGTATGGAATTTTGCGAAAAAACACTGCTGGGAGAAATACACCATCTGATTTTAACAGGGGGAGTTGGGGTTGGGAAATCACATCTAGCAATTGGATGTCTCAACGAAATACTTGTTAAAAGTAATTATTCTAAGAAGGTACTATTTGTCAGCTATCGAGAGCTTTTAGAACAGTTAAAATTTGCGATGAATGACGAAGAGGCACGAAAAGCAATTACTGGTGTAGCAATGTCCGAAATCAAAGCAGCAGACGTCGTAGTTCTAGATGATATAGGGGCTGAACTAGGCGACTTTAATAAAAGAGATGAAAAAGGCAATCTGATTCTTAGTAGAGCATCAAACTTTGATATTGATACGCTGACAGGAATATTGGAAAGTCGCATAGATAAGCCAACAATTATCACCTCTAACCTAAAATCAAAAGAAATTCAATATTGTTACGGCGAAAGAATAGTCTCAAGAATGGCTACCCATTCAAATGGATTTATGCATAGGTTTACAAATACAAAAGATTATCGATTGAAAACAGCGTAGGAGGTCATATGAAAATTACTATACCAATTACACCAAAACCACAAAGCCGTCCGAGATTTGCTAGACGTGGAAAGTATGTACAAGCCTATGAAGATAGCACCATGAAGACGTATAAGCAACAAGTAAAAAACTATCTTAGAAGAGCAAAACCTAAATTGATAGAAAAAGGGCCAATCATGGCACACGTGACGTTTTATGTACAAGCGCCTAAGTCAGCCCTAAGTAATAAACAGAAGCGGTTAGACGTAAAATTAGAGCGCAAATACTGCGATAAAAAGCCAGATTTAGACAACTATTTCAAAGCAGTCACGGATGCTGCAGAAGGTATTCTTTACAAAAATGATGGGCAAATTGCTGTGATAGTTTGTCAAAAACTATACAGCTTAAGACCTCGAACAGAACTCGAAATAATGAAATTGGAGGTTGATTCATGAAAGCGCAAATGGAATCTTGGCAAGATATACAAGAGTATGTAAAGAACAACAAGAAAAAACATAAACGTAGAATGGCTAACGATGCAATGAAAAACGTCAACGAGTTAGGATTTCCTTTCACCTATTTCGAAGATACTTACCAATTTGCAATTAAAACATCTATCGGGATGGTCGACTATTTTGGAACAACTGGCACATGGGTTGTGCGTAAGAATCAAGATCGTGGTAGAGGGCTAAAAAAATTAAAGAAGTATTTGGAACATCCAGTTCCAACAAAAGAAATAAAAAAACAAAGGGTAATCAGTCATGGATGAAAAATAATAGATTAAGAGAGGTATTTATATGGAATTTGAAATTGGTAAAACCTATGAATTTAAAGCTCATAGCCGTTTTAAGCATCCATTACAGGGGATTGTTCAGAAAGTCTATGACAACTCGATACTCGTTAAAATAATTGTTGTTCATCGGGAAGACAAAGAAAATATAAGCGATAGTAACAATCAAATGATTATCAGCAAAAAATATGTAATCAACCAAATTAAGACTAAAAAAGTAGAGGAGAACAAGCGTATGAAATTTAACATCAATACAGCAAGTTTATTATTACCAGGAACATTTGGTTCAGAAGGAAAAGAGTGTATTACAATTTCAAAAAGTGGATTAGCTTTAAGCGGTCCAGTTGTGAGACGACTAAATAAACCTGAATGGGTTCAATTGTATTTAGATGAATCAAGATTAGCATTGTTTGTAATTCCCTGTAAAGCGACGGACGAAGGCGCTAGAAGTTGTGTGAATCCAAAGTCAAAAAAGAAAGCAGGGTATCGTAAAAACTGGTCAGGTAGCATTTTAGAAAAGGTAGCAAAAGCCAGCAAGATGGATATTGAAAATCATCGTTACCATGTTGAACCAGAAGAAGTAGAAGGGTATCCGAAAGCATTAGGCTTTGATTTGACGAAGGCGGTAAAAATTAATGGGTAAAAAAGGTTCAAAGATTAAAAAGAAAAAACGTCGACTTAAAGAAAAAGCTATCGCAAATGGCACATACAATAAGCGAGGTAAAAACGATGACGTGCATAAAATGCAAGGGAGAACGGATTGTCTGGACGAAGGACAAATACGGACATGCGAAAGCTAAACCATGCCCAGTATGTAATCGTGAAGGAAATAACGTCAGGAACGAATTAAAAACACTAAGAAAATAACAGAGGAGGTATGGAGGTTTGGTCGACCACAAAGAATTCTTTACTCCTTTGAAATGATGAAAAGAATTTTAAACTATCCAGGTAGTAAATGGCGAATGTCTGATTTGATAATTAGTCAGATGCCTAAACATAAAGCATATTTAGAACCATTCATGGGTAGTCTGGCTGTTTTTCTAAACAAACCAAGAGTAACTCTTGAAACAATAAATGATATTGATGCACGGTTAGTCAACTTATTCAGAGTGATGCGTGATGATCCTGAAAAGCTTCAGTACCTCATTTATCACACTCTCTATTCTAGAAAAGAATTCATGAAATCAAATGAAATCTCAAGTGATCCTATTGAAGATGCTAGACGAATGGCTGTACGCTTGTGGTTTGGTGTTGGTGGTAAAACTGTCACAATGCCTGGATTTAGAAAAAATATAAGTTGGAATGGGCCATATACCGCTTATGAATGGACGGATATGTATAGCAGAATCGGATATGCAGCTGCTAGATTGAAAAATGCTCAAATAGAAAACAAGGATGGAATACAATTAATCAAAGAACATAATGATCCAGACACTTTGATTTATTGTGATCCTCCCTATATCGCATCAAGCTTGGTCAGTGATCATTATGAGAACGGATTTACCAACCATCAACATGAAGAATTATTGACTACTTTAATAAATCATCAAGGGAAAGTGATTCTGTCAGGCTATGATAGTGAATTATATAATGACAGATTAAAAGATTGGAATGTTATCAAGCAACAAACAAAAGTAGGCATTACGACAAAGAAAAAGTCTAATCGTACTGAAGTGTTATGGCTAAATTATGAACCGAATGAACAAATAAACTTATTCTAGAAAGCGAGTGAAGAAGATGATTCCAAAATTTAGAGCATATTCAGTAGAAGAAAACATAATGTATTATCCAGATGAAGATAAAAATGTAGAATGGACTATTGATGATGATACAGGATTTATAGCGCCTCTTATCAATCTAGAAAATGGCATGTGGGGAATGATTGATAAGTATGTTCTCATGCAATCAACAGGGCTGAAAGACAAGAACGATGTTGAAATTTTTGAAGGCGATGTAGTAAAAGTAACCGATGGAGAAAGCGAAGAAGATAGTTATATCAGTGCAGTCAGAAATTATAGTAATGAAGGTTACCCAGCGTTCGATATCGAGTATCCTCCAACTTATCATTATGACAGTAATGTTTTATCGGCGATTATGTGTAATGGATTTGAAACTATCGAAGTTATCGGAAATTTATGGGATAACCCAGAACTATTGGAGGGAGCGAGTGAAGAAGATGATTCCAAAAATAGAAGTATGGATGCATGATATGTCCGTTGGCTATCCTGTGTGGTTTGAAGTAGATTCAATTGATTATCTAGAAAATTCGTTTGTTATAGTAGATGAATTTGGTAGTCCGCATGAGTTCTCTGCTGAAGGGCGTTCATTTAGAGTTAAGGAGGAAAAGAGATGAATAAACAAGAATTGATTGAAGAATTAGAATGCATAGAAGTTTCTACAGCCAGCCTTGATTATTTGAAAGGTGCTGACTATGCCAACGAAAGAGCAATTAATTTAGCAAAACAATTAAAAGAATCGAAAAAAGCTGTATTACCTAAAATTGCCGATGAATTTATCAAAGAAGGTTTATCAATGGGTTCTGATAAAGTAGACATTATCGGTTCCGCAGTTTCTTTCTCAAGTGCAATGCCAACTGCTGAATTTTCTAAGTGGTTTAAGACAAATGGAGATTTATTGATTGATGCATTAGCTAACGGCTACGAAGTCGAGAAAGAGCAATTGTATTATGTGAAGTTTGATATTTTGTATTTGCAGAAGTATTTAGTTAAAAATGTTGAGACGAACCAGTTCTATTTGTCCAACAATGAAAAAGTTGTCGGCAACTACGAGCAAGTAAAATTCACAGAACAAGAAATCAAATCAATTGATGAACGTTACTGGCCGTTTGCTGTGAAAGTGGAGGATGAATAAATGGAAAAATCAAAAAGTTTGATTATATGGCTACCGACTGGTGGAACAATGAAGTTTGAAGATGTTAGGAATTTTGAAACAGTTACAAATAATCTAGACTGGGATGTTTTGAAATTTAATTACCTAGGTGTCTCAACTGGTGTAAGGCGGAATGCAGTATTTGAAATAGTTAAATTAATGGGCTGGGCATTGGAGGAATAAAAATATTTAATTAACTGGAGAATAGATATGATAACACTAAATGAATTCTTATGGCTTGTAATTATTTTGTTAGCGTTGTGCGTAAGTTCGCTATATAAACAAAAAATACAATTGGAAGAAGAACTGGAAAAATTAAAAGATGATAGACAATAAAAAAACAACCACTCGTTAGACGGCGAGTGGTTGGCATCTTGAAAAAATATTAAACAAAAACCGACTTCAAATATAATTCGGATGTGTGATTTAGCGTTCCCGAAATAAACGCTGCATAGATATTGTATCACGGAGGGATAAAAAATGCAGCTATTTCCTGATATTGATGACAAAAAAACAAAACAGAATGCACGAAATCTTTTAAAAAAATACAGACGGCTGCAAAGAATTGCAGGAACACCTCAATTTAATATAACTTCGCCGATAATTAAAGAAGTGCCTATTCAGCACACAAATACACATCGATCTCAACAGCATTTTATTAGAAAAATTGATGCGGAAAAAGAAAAATTAAAAATAGATAATGCATTGGCCCGATTGTCATTGATAAATAGACAACTATTGTATTATACTTACTGCAGTGTTGAAAAGAAAACTAATGTTTGGATTGCTTCTGAACTAGGTTATTCTGTTAGCAACGTGGAAACGTTAAAGTGTGTCGCACTTCTTGAATTTGCTGAAGCATATGAATCTGGTCTGCTTCAATGCTATAAAAGTGCGACTGACTGAAATTGTGGTTTTTTTGCGGTTTTATGGCGGATAAAGTCATAAAAATGATGTTATTATACTAGTATAGAAAAATATGTAAAACACAAAACCGATTGCAAATTATGCAGTCGGTTTTTTTGTTGCATATTTTATGGATCAGTTATGCGTAATGATATCTAAGTGCATATAAAGGAAGTAGGCAGATGCTGAATATAGGTTCAAATCCTATCTGGTCCATTGTGAATTTTAGTGATTCACAAAATAAAAAATGTATGTCAATAAATGTTTCGTTTAGTCAAGCAAGCTTATACTGCTCTATAAGTTTGCTTCATGTATCTATGGCGAAGTGGCAACGCTCTAGTTTGCAAAACTAGCATTCGTGGGTTCGAATCCCACTAGATACTTAAATACAAGGAGGTTCTACATATATGGATATAAAAGTACAAAAAACAGAAGATTTGATACCTTATGAAAAAAATCCCAGACATAATGAAGGTGCTATCACTGCAGTTGCTAAAAGTATCGAAAAGTTTGGATTTAAAGTTCCTATTGTGGTAGATGCTTCTAATGTCATTGTAAATGGGCATACAAGATTAAAAGCTGCTAAGTATTTGGGACTAAAAGAAGTACCTACAATTATTGCTGATGACTTGACTCCAGAGCAAATCAAAGCTTTTCGTTTAGCTGATAATAAGGTCGGAGAAATTGCTACATGGGATGAAGAATTATTAAATGCGGAGTTAGATGAATTAGCAGATTTAGATTTAGATTTTGATATGACAGAGTTTGGTTTTGACCTACCAGATATTGAAGGTGAAGAAGTCGAGGTAATTGAAGATGAATTCGAAGAAGAACTCCCTGCAGAACCTATTTCCAAATTAGGTGATATTTATCAATTAGGAAGGCACCGTTTAATGTGCGGGGACAGTACAAATTCTTTAGAAGTAGAAAAATTAATGGGCAATAAAAAAGCCGATCTTTTGATTACTGATCCTCCATACAATGTAGCGTACGAAGGTAAAGGAAAAGAAGCACTAACTATTAAAAATGATAGTAAAGAAACGAATGAATTTCATTCATTTTTATATGAAGCTTTTAGTGCAGCCATAAATAATATGAAATTAGGAAGTTCATTCTATGTGTGGTATGCCTCATCAGAAGTAGTGAATTTTCATACTGCTTTAGAAGAAGCTGGGTTTTTAGTAAAACAAGAATTGATTTGGAATAAAAATAGTATGGTTTTAAGTCGTCAAGATTACCATTGGAAACATGAACCTTGCTTATATGGTTGGGCTTCTGGGGGCAGTCATTCTTGGTATTCAGATAGAAAGCAGACTACTATTCTTAATTTTGACAGGCCTACAGTTAATAAGGAACACCCTACTATGAAGCCAGTTGCACTATTCGATTATCAAATTAAAAATAGCAGTAAGCAGGGAGACTGTATTTTAGATTTGTTTGGAGGTTCTGGTACTACGTTAATAGCATGTGAGCAGAATGAAAGAGAAGCCTATTTAATGGAGTTAGATCCAAGATATGTTGACGTCATTATAGCTAGATGGGAAGCATTCACAGGAGAAGTGGCTGTGAAGATATCAGGTAATGATACGGCGGTGGTTGATGGTGGCTAGAAATGATAATTTAAAACCATTTTCAGAGCGAAGCGTGGATGAAGCTAGAGAGCTTGGAAGAAAAGGCGGTAAAGCAAGCGGAGAAGTTAGACGAAAAAAAGCTGACTTGAAACGAGCTATTTCTATTGTTTTATCATCAGAAGTACCAAGCTCTAAAATGGCTAAGACGCTAAAAGAAATGGGATATGAGAACACTAACGAGATGGCCATGGTCTTATCTATGACGCAAAAAGCAATTAAGGGAGATGTCAAAGCAGCATCCTGGATTTCCAATATTATTCAACCTGCAAAGGTAGAGCATGAAGTTGAAATGAGTGTGGGCGTTGATGAGAAGCGGAAAGTAGCAGAAGAATACATTAGGGGCCTGTTTAATAATGACACTGGAAATAGCACAGAAGAGAACAATTAAGCTTTTAAAAAGTTCAACGCCCAAAGAAAAACTCAATAAGTTTGTAAAAGGTTATGTTCCAACTCACTACAAGAGATTAAGTATATCAATGGAAAAAGCAATAGAACTAGCCATAATTGGGGCAACCGAAAGTCTAGCATATTATGGTGATCGATTATATTTTACGCAGGCTCTATTAATGGGGGCTGTGGTAAGTGGAGAGTATGACAACATTATTGTCGTTACCCCTTCACAGTATGGTAAAAGCTGGTTGAGTTCGAGAATAGCTGTTTGGCTCGCTGATCACAATCGGCGTTGTTACGTGGCGGGTGGTAAAAAAGATACCACTGATATTATCATGCAACATGTTACAGATACACTACAGACTGTTGATGAATCAATTGCAAGAAAATTATTAGAGCCTGTTGATAAGCTAGAAAGACTTCAAACGGGTTTATCCAAAAGAAAGATTTCTTTCAGTGGCGGAGGATCGATTGAAGGGATTTCATTAGGTGAACATTTCAAAGGAAACAAATCTGGAAACCAAGCGATTGGTCGTGGTGGAGATTATATTATTGATGAATCAGCGTTCGTCTCAAATGAAACATATGCTGAGCTTGGTCGTAGAAATTTTGCAAATGTGGATGGTAAAAACTATCTATCTTTTGAAATATCTAACCCACATAATAAAGGTCGATTTTATGACAAACTAACTCAAGAAAATATTCCAAAAGGCATGTTGGTTGTATGGGCAGATGTTAGGACCGCTTTTGAAGAAGATCGAGTTAAAAGTATTGAACAAGTAATAAGTTCTGAATTTTTTCAAAATAAATCTACATGCCAACGTTACTTTTTATGTGAGCTTCCAGACGAAAATGAAGATGGAATGTTTGGGACACCTCAAACAGAAGAAGAACATACCGAAAAAAATTGGGAGTATTTCCTTGGTGTAGACAGTGCTTATAAAGGAAAAGATAAAATCAAAGCCACGTTATCAGCATTAGATGCACAAGGACAAGTACATGTTATAGACACTATAGAAATTGAAAAAGGTGACTGGCAAGACGGTGTGACTAGTAAAAAGATAATTACTCAATTGTTGATGATTATAGAACATTTTGAAGTTAAAGGTGTATGTGTCGACGTAGGTTACGGTGTTTATATTGTTGAAGGTTTAGCACATATTAACGGAGATTTCGAATTACACGGCATAAATTTCGGTGCTGGTACAACTAAAGAAAGGGTGGAAAAAAACCACTACTCGGCAAAATATGGGGCAAATAAGCGTGCTGAAATGCACATTGACTTACAAGAAAACATTGATAACAGAAATATATTTTTCACTGAAAAAGTATATGAAGAAGTTATAGATGAACTAGTTCTTGTAAGTAGCAAGATCAAGTCTAACGGAAAAACAGCCATTGTTCCAAAGGAAGAAATCAAAGCTAAGTTGGGCCACTCACCAGATACACTTGATTCAGTTCTGCTATCGCTACATGCGATTATTCTATATAAATTAAACGAACGATTCTATATCTATTCTTGATGAAAGGAGGGAAATGAATGTCTGAAACTGAATTAGTTGGGAAAGATGAACTATTAAAAGCGATGACTATGTGTAATAGTTGTCCAGATTTTAATTTAAACGATTTAAGAGGTAAGGGTGATAACAACTATCAGCTTTATGATTGGTTAATTCATAATTTGCCAACAGCACAATATGTTCTTGGTAAGTTAGTAGAGCTTATTTTTTCTAATAACTTAACTACAGGCGATGAAAAACAAGATGAAATATTGAATAACTTTTTATATGGTCAAACGAATCCAGAAGGAGTTACCAACTATCACGTACTTGTTCAATCAATTAAGGAATCAATTGTATACGGTCGATCTGGTTTACGTTTTTTATCTAAAGATGATGGATTGATTAACGTAAAGTGTAATCATTTTGGCGTTGCTCAAATATTGAATAAAGAACATTACGGATATAAAGAATTGATTGGTTTCGTTATTGACAAAAAAGGTCGAGCTATTACAGATGTCGATCTCCGTGAAGGAGAAATTGATTCAGAAGAATACTTTAAAAAAGGAATATTTGTTTTTAAAAACAATGACAATATTTTATTGCCACCCGAAAAATTCGTTAATTTAAGGGTTGATACATCTACTCCCAAAGGATCGAGTGTCTTTGATTCGGATATCCAACGAGTCCTGCTTATAGCTTCGGTATATAAACGACTACTATATGATATCGAATATGATGGCGCAGGAAGATTAATTTTCTGGGCAGATAATGCCAATAGTAATGAAGAAAGCTCAAATAACTTTTTGAACGACACTGAATCGGCAACCAAACGACGGCAGGATAAATATAAAAAAGAAGTTGAAGAAATAATGAAGCTCGTAAAAGACAGCAATTCAACAAGCGTTTTAGCAGTTTCAAATGCTTTTAAAAAGATGGACCACTTGCCACGTGTAACTAAAGCGACGGAGTTTCTTAGTTATTTAAATCAGGAAGGCGAGATTATGGCGCAAGTATTCGGTGTTCCTAATGTTCTGCTTGGATTAGGTAAAATCAGTGGGAATATATCAATGGAAAAAGTAATAGATAATGCAATGCTTAATTCAATTATTCCTTTACGTGAAAATATTGCGACTCAAATTTCGAGCATATTAACAAATAATTTAAAAGTTCCAAAAGTCTATTTTGACAAATATGAACTAAAATCTCAGTCAGATATAAATGATAGGCGATTGAAAGTTTTAACTGTTGCTGAGCGACTTAAAGCACTAGGTAAAGAGGATTTAGCTAATAAAATTATTGAGGAGGAAATTCAGTTATGAGTATTTTAGAAGATCTAAGCAAAGCAAAAAAGAAAGCAAAACCATATGCAGTAGTCGGTGGACGTGAGGTTTATGATTATGACTCTTTAGAGAAAAAAGTTGAAATCGATCAAGCCGAAGCGAAAGTTGGTGGTGGCCAAGTAGATTTAGGGAAAATGAAACCGACAAAAGATGGATGGGGGTATACCGACATGGGAAATAGTTTCTCGGCAATTCCTCAAGATATCTTATTTATCAATCGTTATAAAAAAGAAAATGATGCTTATTTAATCGTAACAGACTATCGTGCCATTAAAGAACAGTCTAGTGGTCAAATTTATGCATCAAGTGTTCAAGCGCTAGTTATTAAAAATAAAGGCAAAAAAGGTGAAGAAGAGATGTATCTCGAAAGTATTCGAAATGTATCTGATACTGAATTTATCAACGATTTTACTGGAGAATTGTCAAACATTTCAATGGCAAAAGTTTTTGAAGCTATCGATAAAGACAAGGTGAAAGAAGTAAGCAAAGATGAAATCAGTTTCTAATATTGCTTTAGAGTACACCACAACAAGCAATGAACAAAAGCAACGTGAACTATTATTGCTATTAGTTTCTTACTTCCTAACTCTTTATGATATGGAAAAAGAAAACTTTGCTGATGAACTTGGTATTTCCAGTGAGTTTGTAGAAGATGCTCAAATTAAGTTTGATTACATGAAGAAAATTGAACTGACATTGCAAAATATGCGTGAGACTGTACAGAGTGAAAAAGACAAAGACAGTGAAGCTCTAACTGCTCTATATTTTAATCGAATTTTAAATACAGATGGAAAAAAAGCTAAAGAATTAGCTCAAATCGAAACTGCAAAACATTTAACTCGACTTGATCGTTCTAAGAAAATTAGAAAGAGATGGAAAGCATTTTCAGGATGCTGTGATGTGTGTAGAGCAATGGATGGAGTAACAGTAGCTCTTGATGAGCCATTCATGTATCAAGGTCAAGTTGTTGAATTGAGCAGTGGTGAACGTTATATCAACAATTACGCAGCGATGGACACGCCAAATGCTCATCCAAACGATAAATGCTCTATTGAATTTATTATCGAATAATTGAAGGGGGGTGTAAACTATGGCGAAAATTAAGTTACCAATCGTAACAATTAACGCAAAAGGTGGCGCTCAATATGTTGTTGAAGGCGTCGAAGCAGTAAATGCGTTAACTCAATTAGAAAATTATCCTGAACGTGGTATTCGTATCAAAGTTGATGGGAAAATGACAGTAATTACAGAAGGTTGTTTATGTTCTGCAGCTGTTACTGGAGAGGTTGAAGTAGATGTTCCTGAAATCGTTTGTGAAGAAGTAGAGTGTGAACCAATTTCCAATATTTTACCAAATCCAAAAAATCCAACTGATCCAGGGGAAAATTCAAAACCAGAAGAAAAAGCTGGCGAAAAATAAAACTAGGAAGTGTCAGTATGAAACAATTTAAAAACAATTTAGAGATGTTTCGTTACATTGATGCCATTAATAAAGAGCCTAGTAGAGAATTTAAAATTGAGCCATTACGAGAAGAGATTATTATTGAACCTATCGAAGAAGACGTAGAATCAAAAGCTAATAAAAAAGCTAAAAATAAGAAGGGGGCGAAGGAATGAACTACTTTAAATTAGTTGACGGTATTCGTTCCCCTCAGTCTATCGATGTAGTACGTTCAGAAAACGGATATAAAAAATTTGGTTGGATACGTGTCCTTCCAGATGAACGATATCCGTTGGGAGACGATGAAGCATTTATTCAATCATTAGAAAATGCTAGTGTTGAAAAGCTTTACTCCGACAAATTAGTTACTGAGCTCGAAAATAACGGAATTCAATTTGAAGTCTTTAACGGCGGATGTTGTGGCGGAAAAATCAAAAAAGTAAGTTATAAGATCATCGATATTGTTAGAGATGAGGTGTAACATGTTTGATTTTATCAAGAAACGTGATGCTCAAACGCAAGCACGAAAACGTATGAAAAAGGATTTAGACGAAATTTTCGAATTTAATAATGAAGAAAAACAGCAACATACATTGAACCACATTGTTCAACTAGCTAATAATGATTTGAAGGAAATTGGCTGGGTTCGATTACTGGATGAAGGAACAGTATTATACGGTGATGGAAGTATTCGAAGTTATATAAAACGTGGAACTATAAAAGAATTTTATGACTCTTTAGAAGATGATTATATTGGCTATATCAATATTGGACACATTAATTTTGCTACGTTACCAATATTTGTTGGTCAGTGGACTAAAAATGATTTGCGCTTAGTAGATATTGGAGAAAACCGTCAAGCATTAGAAGTCAATATGAAAATTGATGAAAGCTTATCTGTTATCCAAGATTTGCAAAAAATGCCATATACAATTGGTATTTCAGCCGAATTTATGGCAAGTTATGACGAAGAATTATCTTACGAATATGAATTTCCAGTTATTGAACATCTTTTTATCATGGGATTTGGCATCGTTGGAGATGTAGGTAATGTGAATAGTAGCGGTATAAATTTATCCGCAGAGGAGGCAGACAAAATGGCTTTAGCAGATTTATTTGGCAAGAAAAAAGAAAATGATCAAGAAACGATCAAAGAACCTGAAACTAAACAAACAGAATCAAAAGAAGAGCCCAAAGAACCTGAAGTGGCAACAAAAAAATCAGAGGAACAGAATGTTGAAGAAAATGACAAAAAAGAATCTGAAGCGGAACTTTCCGAAAAAGAAGACCATACATTCGAACAACTTTATAATTTATCTATGGAGCAAAATGAAAAAATGGTTGTTGAGCTTGAACAGTTACGTGCTGAAAATAAATCTTTAAAAGAAGAAAAATTGAAGCAAGAACAAACAAATGAAAAAGCTGTTCAACGCTTGGAAAAATTGATGAATCGTATTGAAGTTTCAGCGCTGCCACAAGCAACTGGATCTACTAAAAATAAATGGGGGGAATAACAGATGGTATTAGAAGTTAATCAAGCCATCGTTAATGAATCGTTACAAACAGAGCAAGTTATGGAACAACTAAGCTCTACTGTAGATGTCATTGTCGATAATATCGAAAAATATACAAATGCTGCTCGTTATGGTAAAGGAAATAATTATGCTTTAAATAACTTGCGAACAGCAGTTCAAAACCAATTTCCTTTAGTTGATTGGTTATTAAGCACAAGCCTATCTCAAATGATTGAGAACGCTTGGCAAAATGGCTCATTGCCAACTGTAACTGATGAAGATGGAAATGTTTATTTAAAAGCACCTTTAAATGTATTTACGACACCACCAAAAGATACTAAAGGTGAATGCTGTTGGTTACCTTTTGATATTGCAGCATGTGGGGGCAAAGCACCAATTAATATTCTATGTTTAAAAGATTGTGTGGATATGTTAAATCACTTATTGGACCGTAAATTAAAAGTTCAATCGAATGATTTAATTGGTTTCTTTAAGCAAGCAGGGCAGACTTATGAAGAAGTTCGTGATTTCATGAATCGTGAAAGTATGGCTTTCTATACTGCCAATACAATTGTTAATGGACAACTAGATGTTACAACACCTATCTTAAAAAAATTCCATGGATTAATGGAAATTTTAAAACGCCCAGAAGTTTTCAAAATGCAAGGAACAAATATTTTAGCAGCATTTGATTCTATTGGATATCGCATGGACGTTCTAGGTGGATCATTCATTTTTGCAGCTCATCCATTAACTGTAGCAAGCATTAAAAATGCCATTCGTCCTAATCGTTACGGTATTCTTCCAGACGGCTGGACCATTAACGGAGAAAGTATTTTCTATAAAGGAGCACAAGTTTTACCTGATAAAACTGTACCAGTTGATGTTGAAAATGGCACAGGCGTTATTTGGCAATTGTCTGGTGAATCCGTAGGTGTATTCTTGGGGACAACTTTGCGTCCTGCTGAAGACTATATTATTCGCAATCAATTTACAACAACAAACGATGTAAATAAAGGATGCGCAACAGAATGTGATATTTATTACAACTTAGGAAGTGTAGTTACAAATAATGTAGCTCGATTAGCTGTAATTACAGATGTTCCTTTGGCTGCTGGAATCAACGCCTACTCATTAGCTAATTTATTAGATCGAGTATATGTAGAAACATTAGCTCCCTAGAAAGTAAGGTGCTTACCTTATGGATGAAATCATTGAGCAACTGAAAGAATTTTGCGATTGTTTTCCTTGTGATGTAGAGGACAACAAGTTAGAGAAAACAGTTAAAGAAGCAATTCATTTAATAAGTTTATTAACTTGTTGGACTCAACGTCCTTGCGAAACATTTTTAATGAGTGAGAGACAAGAAGTATTTGATATGGACAATTACTTACCTTGTTCGTGTGATGATGGAATTATGGAATTAGATTTATTCTATGCACCATTTGCTTTAGCATCATTCCGAGTTTTTTCTGTACATCGAGAAGGTGTAAAAGAAATCATTAGAGAATTAGATGAAAAAGAATTTGGTTATAGCGTTGTAAAAGACAAATTACTTGTTGATATTCGAAACTATGCAAATAGGGAAAACGGATGTTGTGTTTGTAAAAAAGAACACCAGTTGCTAGTCTTATATGATGCTGGATTTGAAGAGTTACCTCAATGTTTATTACAACTTTTCTGCGATTTAATTCATGTAATTTACAACAAGAATAACTGTGATTGTCATGCTTGTGCTACTTGTCAAGATAATTCAGATAGCGGCTTTATTGCAAATGAAGCGATGACAACAGATGAGTTAGTAGAAAGCTACCTCAATAAACTAGTAATAGACAGCTACCGAAAACAATTAGGTCTTATTAGCCTTTGTGGTAAAAGTCTAGAACAGATTTGGGGGATTAGAGTATGAAAGTTCGATTTTTAGGCGTTCGTGAACACATTAGCGCTACAGGTTGTTCGTCCTGTGGAGCGAAAAGGTATGCCAGTGGTTTAAAGACAGAAAAGACATTTTTCTTACCAAGCGGAAAAAGATTAGATGTTGAGTTTAATCATGAATATGAAACCACTGATACAGACGGAATGTTTTTGCTTGAAAGTGGGCATTTCGAGGAAGTGTTTTAAATGGCACTAAAAAAGATAGTTATTCAATCAATTGAAAAAGAGATAGATAATTATGCAAAAAAAATGGAAAAAATTATAAAAGAAGAAGCTCACGTTAAAACAGGAGCGTTGAGAGATTCGATAACAATAGAAAAGGAAAGTGACGGGAGTAGATTAATAGGAGTTGATGTCGCGAAACTGAAATCCGATCCTCGCAATGTTGGAGGCTTAGATTACTCTATTCCTTATTACAAAGGTCATAGTGGCTACACGATAAGGCCAAGAAAGGCAAAGGCTTTGAGTTGGGTTGGTAAAGATGGCAAACGTCATTTTGCTAAAAGTGTTTATATACCACCCCACGCAGGTGATCCTTTTTTGAAGCGAGCTGTGTTACGTAGACCAAAATTATAGGAGGTATATCAAATGGCGAAACGTGCAATGAATGCATTAGCAGCAGATGGTGAAACGACTTATCAGTTATCAGCTAAAGACTATACAATCGGTGATTCTGAAGTCACAGGTGTGTATGATAATGAAAAAGCTGTAACTATTAAATTATTTGTAGACGACGTAGCAGTGGATGAGATCACACCTGATAATTCAAAAAATATTTATGCTATTTCTACAAGTAAAACTACTATTGTTAAAGATAGTAAAGTGGAAGTTGCAGAATATGATGCAGATAAGAATGAATTAACAAAAATTCTAGTTACTGTAATTGACCCAAATGGAGGAGGAAATGAGATGGATGAAAAAGAAAAGATTGATAAATTCATTTCACGAAAATTAACAGTATTAAATGAAAAAGACGGTATTGTCTATGAACAGCTAGCAATCCGAGTTATTCAAGTTAATCAAAAATAATAGGAGGAATTAGACATGGGAAAATGTAATACAGAGCAAGTTCTTTCAATGATTGGTGTTAACAAATTAACGAAGGCACAGGAACTGTTTTTTTCGGTTCTACAGGGCAATGACTCTTGTGTAAAAATTAAAACCAGTGACTACTTGGAAATCATTGGAGACAAATCAGCATTCAATAAATATTTACGACCAGAGGATGCATTTAATTGCTTAGCAGAAGGATGTAGAAACACAGGTGGATTATTAATTACAGGCAACGAATTTCCGTTAGGGGCTACCTTTAAAAAAGTTACTGATGCGACTGATTTTTATGCTGGTGCAACCACTTTTTATTTAGATTTGCCAAAAGATGGAACATACACTATCGAATTTAAAATTGCAGCAATTAATGACAATAGTTTTGTAAATGCTGATGTATATAGAAAAAAATTCACTGGAACTAAGGGCTATAATCCTATTTTTATTGATTTTTCAGTCGTTCCTGAAGAAGTTTTAGGCGAAGGTTGGCAAGCAAATGAACGTGGTGTTTATGTGTCAATTACTGTGACAACTGAAGAAGAAATTCCATTAAAACAAATTCATATTTCTTCGATTAGTTTTTACAACTCAATCGAAGAATTACAAAATGATGAAGTTGTAACGATTGGATGTATTACAGAATACGGTGGAGACATGACTATGGATGTTGCCGATAGTGTATGTTTTGGTGCTAAGTATGATCCATCAAGCGCTAGTATTACTCGTACATTCACAGGTGGCAAAACAAGCGGAAACTACTGGTTACTTAATCCATTTATGCGTCGAGGGGATTTATCAAAAGGGTGGACAGTTGTTAAAGAGAAAGATAAAGTTCGTGAACTCACTATTGACGGCCGACGTTATGGGTATATCTTGTTAAACGGTTTATCAAAACAAGAATGCTCTTTCTCTAAAGCTTTAGTTGCAAGTGAATGTAACTTTACTGATGCAGAATTAACTAAAGTCAACCTCCCAGATGTAGCAGTATTAAACGAAAAACAATACCAAATTATTAAGCATGGCGAATATGATGGATATTTAATTGTTCATGAACGTTTGATCGGACAGCCATTGTTATATGCATACCCTAAAGAGGTTTCTATTGAGCAATACGTCGGTGAAGATGACGCATATGAAGGACGCCGTGTACGTCTATTCTTCCCAACTGTTCAGACAGATGGTGTGAAAGTGAACTATATTTTCAACAATGTATTAGTTACTTCATTCCCTACGACTTTAAGTAATACAGATGAAACTACATTTGAATTTGAAGTATCTATTCAAAAGGATAACAATGGTCGATTCTTTGAAGTTCAGAAAATTATTGAATAATTATTTAAGAAAAGGGGATTTTTGTAATGAAACAAAGCGATTTAACGAAAATGATTACAAAAAATGATGTAATTGATATGAAACATAAAATGGATAAAACTCAGGATACAAGTAAGCCATATGCAGTAATTGACAACGATAATATTGCTGTTGTTGGTGACGCAAACGAGATTCAAAAAGTTGAAGAAAACTATGTGATCAAGTTTCGTGTTCCAAAAGAATTCTTTGAAGAAATTCCGTATGGAGCAACTACTGTAGATAAATATGTTATTTTCGAAGTTGAATACAGTAATGCAAGTGTAACAGGTATGAATGATTTAAAAATTGTAGATGCACTTTTGAACATTCAACCATTTTTGAAGGAGTTTTACCAAAAAGACGAAGACGGCAAAGTAACTATTGTGGAAAAGACAGATCGAGAAGTTCTTAAAATGTTATCAACATCAGAGGACGAAGTTATTTATGGGTTTTATAAAGTGGTGGCAGCTTTCTTAGGTGTAGATGAAGAGTTAATCGAATACATGCTTCCATTTTCAGTGATTGAAACTTTTACTGCATTAACAGAAAATCACCCAGAAGTGTTCAAAGAAGCAGATGCTTTTTTCGGATAATCGTGCGTGACAGTTTAAACAATGGTGTTTCATTACAACAAGCGCAAGAAACGTATTTTGCTAAGTTTAATCATTATTCGTATATGGCTCATTTTGTAGCAAAAATCTTAGGACAACGTCCCAGCCATGTATTGAGTGGTTGGGGCGTTTCTGAATTGATTGTAGCATATGGCCATTATGCTAATGAGCAAAGTTATCAAAACTTTATGGATTGGAAGTCGTCACAAGAAAATGCACCAAAACCTAAGCAACCACAACCATTTGTTGTTCAATTTATATCGCAAGATGAGCTGGAGGAGGTGGAATAATTGGCCGTTGAAAATATCTCCATTCGTATTAAGGACAATATTAAAGATATAGAAAAAGAACTAGATAGTTTAGATCGACGAATAGCTAAACTAAAAGGTCAACGCCCTGCTATCGAGTGGAATACTACGAAACTAAAAAAAGCAAAAGAAGAAATAAAAAATATTAATGTTGATATAAAAAAATTGCAAGCACAGAAAGCAACCATTAAGGCAGATGTAAATACTAAAGATGCAAAAGAAAAAATATCAACCTTAAATCAACAAATTAAACAACTACAATCTAGGAAAGCAAATTTACAAATAGTAACAACTCAGTTGCAAGGTTCAGAAGCACAACTTCGTAAACTAGACAATGAGATTAGTCGATTGAATAATCGCAAGGCTATGTTACAAATTGATAGTCGTGGTCTAGGAGAAACTGGAGAAGAGAGTCGAAAATTACAAAATAGTCTTCGAAGTATGAGTGAACGGACCTACAAGATAAATGTTTCATCAAATCTAGATAAGTTGAGCGGGCTAGCTAACAATGCAAGCAATAAAATATTAGGAGCATTCAATCCTTTAACATCCAAACTAAATCAAATGCTTGGTGTAGGACTAGCTGTAAAGGCTGTTGATAAGGCAACTAGTATGATTACAAATTCTATCGATGGTTCTATTTCAAGATTAGATACTTTAAATAACTTTGAAAAAGTAATGTCAAATATGAATATTTCAGCCGACCAAGCCGATATCGCCAAAAGCAAACTTGTAAAAGGGCTAAATGGCTTGCCTACAACTTTAGATGATGCTGTTGCTTCAGTACAAAGGTTTACAGCAAATAATAAAGATGTACAGAAATCTGCGGATATATTCTTGGCATTAAATAATGCAATTTTAGCGGGTGGCATGTCACGAGAAATACAATCAAGCGCACTTGAGCAAATATCTCAATCTTATTCTAAAGGTAAACCAGACATGATAGAATGGCGCTCGCTACTAACAGCAATGCCTGCCCAAGTGGATCAAATCGGGAAGAGTTTTGGTTTAACATCTGATCAATTGGGAGAAGCTTTAAGAAATGGAAATATCTCTATGGATCAATTTATGGATAGAATTGTGGAGATGAATAAAAACGGGGCAGAAGGATTCAAATCATTTGAAGAACAAGCTAGAAATTCTGTTGGTGGCGTTCGAACTGGTATGTCTATTATGAATTCAGCTATAACACGTGGAGTGACCTCGATTATCGATACATTTGATAAGATGGCGAAGGATAAAGGCCTGGGAGGAATTGCAGGTGTATTTGGAAAAATTGGTGCTGCTTTCGAAGATAATTTAAAAAAAATAGGAGCTTTTGCAGAAGAACATTCAGATGATATATTTCGTTTTTTTGACAAAGTAGTGAAATTTTTAAGCACTATTGATTATGCTTCATTTTTTGAGGGACTAGGTAAAGGAATAAAGGGTGTAAAAGATGATGCTGTTGGATTATTCAATCTATTGAAACCTATATTTGAATTTTTAGGTAAGGGAGATACTTTGAAAGGCCTAGGTGCATTTATTCCACGATTATTTGAATTTGGGGTAGCTTTAAAGTTTATAGCTATTAGTGCCAAAGGGCTTTCTATATTATCCAAAGTTTTTGGAGTATTCGGTAAAATAAAATTGCCTAAATTCGGTAAAGGTGGAGGAGCATCAGAAATCGTAAAACCATTAGAGAGTTTAAAATCTATTGGGACTGGTTTTTTAAAAAATGCTGGTAACCTTGCGTTATTATTCGGAGCAATAAAAGTGCTTGAAGAAGGCGCAGAAGCAATGAAACAACTAGATGAAAAAATACCAAATGATTTTACAGGGCTAGCTAAAAAAACAGCGAGCATGAGTCTGGCTATCAGTGCAATTGGGGGTCTGGCTTTTATAGCTAGTAAATTAAATTTTACTGATAATTTAAAAGGGATTGCAAGTATTGCATTAATCTCAGTAGATTTAATGATTGCAAGTGAAGCGATGAACCAACTCAATGAGAAAGTACCAAACAATATTGGAATTGTCGCTAAGAAACTAGGGAGTTTATCAATTGCAATCGGGGCTATGGCAGGATTAGTTGTTATTGCAGGCGCTTTTTCATCTGCTAATCCAATGATGGCTATATCAGGATTAGCTAGTGTAGCACTCCTATCACTAGAATTAATGATTGCAAGCGAAGCACTATCACAATTAAATGAAAAAGTACCTTCAGATATTGCAACAATAGCTAAAAAGGTTGCTAATATCGGTATAGCAATTGGTGCAATGGGTCTTTTAGTTGGAGTAATAGGTGGTTTAAGTATTGCTACATTCCCTGCAGCAATCGCTGGTTTGGCAGCTGTAGCACTACTAGCAGGAGAATTAATGCTAGTTTCTGAATCAATTAACCAATTGAATAAAAAGGTTCCTGAAGATATTACAAGTGTTAAAAATAAGCTTGAGAGTTTAGAAGAAGTTTTAAGCTATATGGCGAAATCCAGTATTGGAAAAATTTCATCTTTATTCAAAGGAATAATAGGTACTTTTACTGCATCGACATATGTACAAGTTATCGATGGTTTGATAGAAGTGTCAAATGGATTGAAACGTCTAGCTAGTGCTTCAGAAGATATAAATAGTGCAAAACTTGTAAATAATATATATGACATCAATAAAGCAGTTGAAGTTATTGGTGGAAAAGATAATATTTTTGAGAAATTAGGAAGCTTAATGAAAGGTAAAGTTGACACTGCTATTTTTGATGAGATGGAAAATATATTAAATAAAATGATTTCTCTATCTAATAAAATGAAAACTTTACAAGAAAATAAATTTTCAATATCTGATATTACAAGTAAAGTTACAGTTATAAAAGATATATTAGAAAAGTTAGATCCTGCTGATTGGGATATTGCGAAATCTGGAGTCGTTTCATCTAAAATTATTGATCAAGCAGATACTACTATATTCTGGTTAAATAAATTAAGCAAAAAGTTAACAGCATTATCAGAAAGTAAGCTTGAAAAAGGCATGGTACAAAGTGTGATTGAGAATATCAAAGGTGCGCTAACCATGCTAACAAATGAACGATGGGGTGCTTTTGATAGCGGCATTGTTCCAATAGAGTTAATTGAAACGATAGGAAAGAGCGTAGATGGTCTTAATAGTATTAATAAAAAGTTGTCAAAACTATCAGAAACTTCTTTTGACGTATTGAAAACTCAAACTATGATTTCAGGAATAAAATCTTCTTTACGTATGTTGCAGATAAAATCGTGGGGAGATTTTGAGGAAGGAATAATCGATAGAACAACTTTAGATAAATTAGATACTGCGGTTTATTGGTTGACAAATATTGCTAAAAAGTTTGAAACATTTGCTAACTTTAAATTTGAGAATGGTAAGTTACAAGAAACCATTGCTAATATCAAAGGTGCTTTACGTTTATTACAGATAAAATCATGGGAAGACTTCAATGAAGGAATTGTTGACAAAAGATTGTTAGACCAATTAGACACTGGAGTATATTGGTTAGGAAAAGTTGGAAGTAAGTTAAGTGAGTTATCTTCCTTGCCATTGGAAAGAGGAAAGGCTCAAGATGTGATTGGCAATATCAAAGGTGCTCTACGTATGTTAATAGTAAGCTCTTGGGATGATTTCAAAGAGGGATTTATTGGGAAAGATATGTTGGATAGCATAGATACGTCTGTTTACTGGCTTACAAATGTAGGAAATCGTTTGACTGGTTTAGCAAATATAAACTTAGATGTAACTAAAGCAGAAGCTGTAATTAGAGATACAAAAGGAGCTCTACGCATGTTTCAAGCTGATAAATGGACAGACTTTAACAAAGGTGTAGTTAAAGCTGATTTTATCAAAGCTTTAGTTATGATTGTTGAAAATTTTATTACATTATCTAATAGAACTAATGGATTATCTGGAATAGTTGAGGATATAACAAAAGTACACGATACTATCACTGCTGTAAAAGGCGTGATAAACCGAATGACAACTGATACATTTCCAGATCCTAGTCTGATGGTAAGTGAAAAATTTATAGACCAAATAGATACATCTGTATATCGTCTTATTACTTTAGCTAATCGAATCAATCAAATTCCTAAATTGAATGCTGACGTTGACACATTGGGTACGAATATAAGAAGTATTAAGTATGTAGCAGAAGAAATGGCCATCAATAAGTGGAAAAGTATTTCTGAAGGGGTTGTTAGTAGCGATACCTTAGGCATTATTGCTTCATCTGTTACTAAGTTAGGAACGATATCGAATAAATTAAGTCCATTAAATGCATTACCGTTTGATTGGACAAGTGTATTAACTAATGTTAACCGAATGAAATCAATCATTGAACTAATGAACACATTTCCAAGTGCAAAAGGACTGGATAGTATACCCGAGCTAGTCGAATCTTTTAAGAACTTACTTATTACGTTACAAGGTCTAGAATCTAAATTTGAACCAATTGGGAAATCATATGGACAGCAAGTTATTAATGGATTCAAAAATGCTGATGTTCCTTCTAAAATCAAAAAAGTTATTGATGATTTAATAACTAATTTAAGAAATAAAGATACCGAGTTTAATAATGTTGGCAAAGGATTTGGGGATAGTCTGAAATCAGGGTTTACAAATGCACTACAAGGTTTAGATAGTAATGTTGATAGTTATGTTACATCTATTAATAACAAAATTTCTTCTATTCAAACCAATCTAAATTCATTAACAGCGCCGAGTCTTACTGTTGATGTAACAGAAAATGTGAAGACTCGTAGAGTTACACGTGCAAATGGGGGCATTATACCTCAGTATCGAGCAAACGGTGGAAGCATTATGAAACATATTTTTAAACCAAAAGGTACAGATCGTGTTCCAGCAATGTTAACTGCTGGAGAATATGTTCAACGTAAAAAAGCAGTAGATCATTTTGGAATTGACTTTATGGAACGGATCAATAACTTAGATCTAAGTGGAGCACTAGCTAGTATCACTAATCGATTTGGAAATAGTCAACCTGTCTCAAATGTGATGAATAGATATTATAATACGACAAAAAATACAAGAAATAACAATAATACAATTAACCAAAATATTAGTATGACTGGAAATCCTAATTTTGCCAATTTGCGTGCAAATAGATTTTTGAGAGGAGTGTAAATTGATGTATGATTGCAGAACAATTTATCCTCAAAAAAGGTACTTACAATTCAGAGATGTTGTAATTGGTGCATATGATATGATTCAAGATGCAGATTTGAGTGGTGGATTCAAAACTACCACTCAAGCATTTAGTTTTGGTCATGGTAGTTATACTAATGCAAAACAAATACAACAGTATTCGACTGAACAAAAGTTAGCGTTAACACTAAAGATAAATTATTCTATGTTTTCTATGGATCAAAAACAGTTTTATAAAGAATTCTTATATAGTGAGCTTTCTAAGATTGGTAAGCTATGGGCAATTGAAAATCGTCGAATAATTTGGACATATGCTTTTGTAGAAAGTTTTTCAGAACCTTACAGCATTGAAAAAAACACTTTTTCTGTCGATTTGAACTTTATATTATATGAAGGAATTTGGCACTATGCAGATGAAAAGAAAACATTTTTAAAACCTTACGATGCGTGTTCTTTTGCTGATTGTCTAGAATTTGAAGAAATAGACACTTGTCAGGACGATATCTACGGATGCTGTATTAGTTGTCAAAAAAATAATATAAAACATAAAGATTGTCAAAAATGTTCTTGTGAATGTGATTTTCTTACTAAGGAAGACAGTCTGTGTGTTAAACAAAAAGATATAGAAAAAGATTACTGGAAATATTGTAGTGGTGGTTATCAAATAATTTATAACTGTAATAAAGGTCGTCATCTATGGGGATATAGTAAGATGCTCGGAACGAAAATTTGTAAGAAAGAGCTTTGCGATAACTATGTTGCTGGAAAGTTTTATAGTAATACCGTTTTGGAGACTGATGTATTCACAATGACTATTATTGGCAGAGTAGAAGATCCAGTTATTCATTTAAATGGTAACGCAATGCGTTTAAAAGGTATATATGATGGAGAGTTACTCATTGAATCAAATGGAGATGTTTTCTATCGGGAAGATGACTGTTGCGATTTTGATAAACTACCTATTGAAAATCTTGAATTGATGAATTGTAACACTTTTGGATGGTCCATAAAGCATGGGTACAACAGCTTATTAGTAGAAACAAACGATTGCTGTGAGCCAGTTTGTGTATTTATCAAAGAGGATAAAATTACGTACTAGAAAGGATGATTTACATGTCTAAAAATTGCAAATCTTGTAAGGACTTAAAGAATAGGGGCATAGATGTTGACTGTTGTTTTGAAATTGGCGACAAAGAATGTGCTAGCTTAGGTGATGATAAAGGATTTAATGGCAAGAAAAACGATTGTCAAGATATGCATGATTTGAATGATTGTTTACTAGGTAGAGCCGACAGTGCTCTCGATATTCATGATGATTGTGATTGGAAAGGATATTTAAAAAAATTAGTATCTACACTTTATAATCTACAGAAGATGACAATTTGTGCAATTTGTGGAATTTGGAAAAAGATTCATTGGATTGAAGAGCAGATTGAAAAAATTTGGAAAAAAATTGCAAAAATGGAAGATGATATCGATAATATAGCTTCACAGAATTGGGAAATTAACACTAGATATGGGATTCAAGAATCAACAAAAGGGATGAGTGTTTCAATTAATCGAGGTAATGGTGATTTCATTTTTAGATGGAAAGATTGGGGAGACGCTGAACAGACCCAATATTTAGGAGAAGGAGAAATAAGAGGGACTGTTAATTTTGGAATGAGACCATCATCAAATGCTAGCTTTGATTGGCAAGTTCGTGATGTAGTAATCCAAAATTTATCATATAAAACAAATAACATTAGGTCAGTACCATTTACTTTACACCTTTATTTAACTCGTGCTGGAGAACAAGAGATATATACAAAATCACATGATACTACTAAATCCTTTAATGACAATATTAATAAAACACTAAAATTAAATAATAATGGAAATGTGGGGATTTCTAGTTCTAGTGGTTGGTTACAATTTTTAGAATTCTTCAATGATGGCCCTGTTGCTGATGATAGAGCCAATTTACAAATTGAATTTAAAAATAATGGGAAACCTAAACCACCTCGTTATATTTAATAATCATTAGGAAAGGCCAAAGGAAGGTGGTAATTAATGCCTAGTCATGATGCATCAATTCAGTGGTTTGAAGCGAGAAAGGGAAAAGTTGTTTACTCTATGAGTGCTCGTCTTGGCCCGAATAGTTACGACTGCTCAAGCGCAGTTTACTTATCATTGATCGCAGGCGGTTTTTTGCCAAGCGGTACAATGGGCAATACAGAAACCTTGTTTGGATCATTAGAAAGTATTGGTTGGAAACAGACGCCAAATCCCAAACGTGGAGATATATTTATTTGGGGTGTTCGTGGAGCTAGCGATGGTGCAGGAGGACACACTGGCATGTTTATTGACAGTTCGTCAGTGATTCATTGTAATTACGGAGCTAACGGAATTTCCATAGATAATTATCAGTTTATTTTAAAAAATAATGGTGGAATGCCAAGTGTTATTTATACAGATCCAAAAAATGATGGCGGAAATAATCCCACCCATCCACCAAAACGTGTTTTAAGTAAAGAGCAACAAGTTGCTGTAGATATTAGAAATGTGCTTTCAAAAGAAGGCTACACAATACAAGCTATTGCTGCTATATGTGGTAATGCTGATGTTGAATGTGGAATGCGCCCAGATATTTCTGAAATTGGCGGCGGTGGTGGATATGGAGTAGTTCAGTGGACAAGTCCGAATGCATGGGAAAGCGGAGCGAATTATGTTCAACGTTTACTTAGAGAAGCGGGCATTGATGGTGATTATAAAATGGCGTCAACACAAGCTAAATTAATTCACTATGGTATGTTTCATGGTCAATGGATTGGAGCTGTTAGTCCGACTGATGCAAAAGAGTTTATTAAGGGTACAAATGTCGATCAATTAGCAATAGCATTTCTGAAAAATTTTGAACGTGCAGGAGTTGAGAAAACACAAGCACGTATAACAGCTGCAAAAAAATGGTTCGACTTCTTACTGAATTATAAAGAAGGGGATTATGATGATCCAACTCCAGAAAATACTAAGGAAAAATTACGAAATGTTGGTGAAATTGATCAATTAGGTATTAAAAATGGAAAAGTTTTTGTAAAAGGTTGGCATTTTTCGAGTGACTTACCAATGGAAAATATAGAAATCTATAATGCTGAAACAGCGAAATTAATTTACCAATTCAATAACATTCCTATAAAAATTCGTAATGATATAAAAGAAAAATATCCTAATGTTGAAGATGTCGAAAAGTCAGGATTTGAATTATCGTTTATGCTGAAAGCAAATGAAGCGATATTTATCAAAGGTATTCGAACTGACGGGCAAGAAAAAGAGGAGTTGTATTTTGACAACCTTTTAATGTTTGAACCAGTTGAAAATGCCCCAGTAGATAATTACGCTGAAGATAATAGAAAATTTTTCTTCGAAATCTTTGAAAAAGGAAAACTTGTTGCAAGAGGTAATAAGATTTTAAATACATTATCTTGGAGTAATGAGTTGATGTATGTGCCTACAACTTCACTCGTTTTGCCAATCACTTATCGTGAATATTTTAAAGGTCGAGAAG